CCTTTTCGCCCCACGCTTCGGCCGCATTCTCGCCTTCCATAAATGCGTCTATAAACGCATCTCCAAGTTCCTTTGCGATTTCTTCCGCCGTTCCGCCAATAATGGTTTCGACGACCTCGTTAATCACTTCAGCGGCTTCGGCTCCAAGCTCTTGAATCTGGCGCTCCCATTCTCTAATTTTTGATTTGTCCGTTTTCTTCTTGTCGTTCTCCGCATTAATCTGCTTTTGGAGCAACAATTGTTGTTCTGCAAGATTGTTAAGTCGCTCGCGGGTGTCGCCAAATTTATTTTTACCCAGAAGATTGCTATCTGTATATTTGAGGTTCGAATAAGCATCGGCTATACTTTTGATTGCCTTTTCTTCTATTTTAGCCGCATTGATTCGCTTAACGATGGCTTCCCCGAAGGGGCTTAGTTTTCCGTATGCGCTCAATATCGCTTTCGTCGCATCATTATAAGCGTCTTTTACCTTCTGAATAGCATTAAAAGAATTTTCTTGGAGCCGAATTGCATTGGCATTATCCAATTCCCATTGCAGTTGCTCAATTCTACCTTGCAGTCGGTCTATTTCCGCTTGTTTTTCATCATCATTATTAAATAGGCTGGCTATTTTAGTTGCTATTGTCAATACCGCTTGAATAATAGCAAGAATAACGGATGCTCGCTCAACAGCTTTGATCGCACTGGCGGCGGTTGTTGATGTCGTTGTAATAGCTGCCGCCGACGATTCAGTAAGAGTGACAATGCTGCTAATCATACTGGCTGCATTAGTTGCAATTTCGCCCGCCGCACTAATGACTTCGCCAGTAGTGCCCCCAACGGCATCACCAATACCCTCGAATCCATCTGCAATATCACCGAGTGTCCTCTCTAATCGCTGCCATTTCTTGATCGCATTATCTTTGGGGGCTAATTTTGTACTCGAAGCAGCTTTATCTACTGCATTAATTTTTGCTTGCGTCTGATTGATCTCACCGCGCAATTTCTGTCCTTGGGCACTATCTGATGAATCGAGGGCATTATATTCGGATTCCAGTGCTTGTAGCGATGCCTCCAGCTCTGCTTTCAGGGCGGATAATTCATCCATGGTCTTGCCTGTCAATTCTCGCACCCATTGCCCGGCTTGTACTTCAATTTCTGCTACTGCTGCATCTCGCTCGGCTTCAAGTGCCTTCCGCTCTCCAATGCTGCCAGCATTTTCGATCTTACGGTCGTAAATGTCTTTTGTAGCTTGTAGTTTTTCCCGGAAGGTTCCATACGCTTTCAAATACTCGTCCCAAGATTGTATATTCTTATTGATTGTAGATGCCAACCCTTCGGGGCTTATCGAAATAGAAGAAACGCTTGCCCGTTCTTCAGTACGCTGGGCATTATTGGCATCGTTCAAGGCTTTTATTTGGGCTTGCTGCCCCTTGGTCAATTCCCCACCTTGCAACTCCCTGATGCGCTCCTCTGCCTCCTGTATGGCACGGGCGCGTTTCTGGTAGTCAAGGTCTATTTGCGCGAGTTTCTTGGCCGTGCCCTCCTTCATAGAATCTACTTCGGCCTGCAATGCATCATCCCGGAGCTTTTGCAATTGCTTGGTGAGCTCCTTTAGATTGCGCTCTTGATCGGATGCGGCTTTTTTTGCTGCGTTTTCGGCCTCTTGGCGGGCTTTTTCCGCCTTTGCATTAAGTTCATCCGGCGTTAAGGCGGTGTACAGCTTTTCTGCTGCGGGGGTCAATTTTTCGATGCCGGCATTTATCGCTGCAATAAATGCATCGACATCACCTTCATAGCCTTCGTTTATACGCTTCCAAAGGTCATCACCATCTTTACTGAGATTTGATAATTCGTTAATAAAATCATCCCTAAACCTCCTTAAATTTGCTTTCGCCCTTTCAAAACTTGCAGATTCAGAGGTGAGAGAAAATGTTATTGGGCCCTTCCCTTTGCTGGCTTCTTGTGCTGCAGCATATGCTACTCTGTATTCTTTTAAAGCAAGAGAATAGTTGGTATAGGCATCCCCTGTTTTTTCAATAAGTTTTAAACTCTTTGCGTCCTCTGTAATAAGTTCTTGGGCGGCTTTCGCCTCTGCGACCTCGATAATTGCGTCGCGCAGGTTTTCATAAGCACCGACAGCATTCCCGACCATAACCTGTTCCGCAGCCATATTGCCGAAGTAAGCGGGGTATATGTCTTGCAGTTTTTTGACCGCTTCGGCTCTTTCTTCATAGGGCTTGGAAAGGTCTGTCGCAGCCCTATACAGCAGGTTCAATTTGGTTAATTCGGATTGAGCCGACACCGAACCTTGAGCCATAGCGGAATTAAAGCGTTCGAGTGCAGCGGCAGAGGCGTCTATCGTCGTTTTACCTTTGAACAGCGACGCTACCCAGTTGGTTATCTCCTTGCCGTAAAGGGTAAGCACGGTTACGCCGGCCACAAGCAGGGTTTGCCAGGAGAAGATCGACGATGCAATCTGTTTCCATACGGGCGTGAAGGTTTGCCCGGCTTTCTTCAATTCATCAACCGATTTCTTCGCCCGTGCTATTTCATCGGCCAGCATCGGCAGGTTGTTGGATATGGCGGAAAAGAATATTTGCGGGCCATATGCCAGCGACGGCAACTCGCGGGCAACTTGCTGAATTTGGAATCCCAGCATATTGAATCCCGAGGCATAATTGCCGACATTGCGAGTATGGACGCCCATCGACGCATCCAGTTCTTTGATCTTCGTGTCGAGCGATTCGATGTTTTTAAGCATCGTTTGCCCTTGCGCCCCCTCACGTTCCGCGTCGCTCATATTTTTATACACCGCACGCATACGGGTAAGCGCCTGGGACATTTCGTTGATTGAGCCGATGGCAGTCTGCTCCAATTTGATTTGGTTGGCAAGCTCCCGCCTCAATTGGGATATTTCCTGCTTGTATTCCTCGATAGATACGGCAGCGTCCAATACTTGCGCCCTTTTCTTTGCAGACAATTGCCCGTTCTGCTGCTCTTCCTTATTGAGCGCGGTTACATCCGCTTTTAATCGTGCGATCTCATTTGAATACAGTCTAATTTGGGCTATTGCCTTTGTTTTTTCGTCGTTAGCGGCTTTTAGCTCACTAAGCAGGTCATGATATGCCGTAGTTTCGGCCTGGGTAGCCGCTGTTCCCGCCGTAGAACCGCCGCCAGCAGTTCCGGTCGTGGCCGATGCGGCAGCCTTGGACGCCGCATCCATTGCCTGCTGCTCCATCTGGGCGATTTTGCGCATTGTCTGCTCGACACGCGCCTCCATCTCGCCAATTTTGCGGTTTATGACGTCGAATTCCTTTGTGCTGTCCGGGATTTCGGCCAGAACATGCCGCAACCGCTCAAGCATGGTAATAAAACTCTTGAGTTTATCGGTTTCCGCGTTTATTTTGAATGATAATGCGCTCATTGCTGCTCTTTATTGCCTCTTTTCTTATTGCTTCTTCTTCGGGCCATATCGGCGCCCGATCCCTGCACTATTTTTTCCTCGTCCCCTACGAGTGTGCGCACCTTGTCGGTCATCATGAGGAGCATGGTAGGGTAGTTTATGCCTTGGAGGGCTTCGTTGTAGGAGATGTTCAATTGATCCATCATCGTTGCGATAATGCCCGTTATCGTATTATTCCCGACGGTTTCAGATACTGTTTTCCGGCGTGTTTTGTCGATCTTCACCGAATCGAACAAGTCTTTGCCCGATACGATGTCGGCTATTTTCATGGTCGCGGCGGAAATCTCTTCACAGGTGGCATACCGCTTGGCGTACCACAGGAATAGTTTCTGGCACCATGAGCGCCGGAAAAGCAGCCTGGATATTGTTTCCATGGAATATTTTTGCCTTCCGGAGATCGAAACGTCTATTTTCCCTCCGGCGAATGCCCTTGCCAAATCTTTCACGAACGGCTGGTATACCCGGAATTTCAGCACCCCGAGCTTTACCGACGCATGATGCGTATTCAGCAATGACCTGGCGACAATATCCGCCGATTTACTCATGGTCTTTGGATATTGTTGCGGACAATCCCTCCATTACGGCTGCAACCGAGGCAATATCCTCAAGGGGTATCATCAGCAGTATTTTCTGGTAACAGTCGAACAACTCGTTGAATGTGCTCCGCCTCATGAATCTTCGGCGTAAAAACCACACCCTGACACCCGCGAATATGTTGCGGCTGCCGACAACCGCCAAGGCTATACTATGCGCCATCGCCGATATACATGCCTTACTCTCGTCCGGATCTTTGTTGACATCCCGCGCCGTCATGATGCGCGTTGCCGTCATGGGGGACATCTTGTATACAGTGTATCCCTTCGATGCGATACGGATACTGATAAACTCCAATTTCATAAGATTGATTTTAAGAAATAGGGGTGAGGGGCACACGCCTCCCACCCCTGGACTGCTGATGGCTTGGAGGTTTTTATTCGACGTCCACCTCCGAAGAATCGAACCAATATTCCGACGAGACCGCCGTGTTGTCGGGTTCCAGGGCAGCAGCTGCTACACCGATACCTACGGCGCCCTCATTGTTGGTGTTGCGGGCGATAACCGAGGCCTTCGGAAAGACGCAATACTGGTTGTCCTCCGTTAGGGCGATCATGCATTTTTCAATGCGCGTGACGCCTCGCGCACGCTTCCATGACGTCTCCGACCCCGTGCCGCCCATGAAAGCCGCCTTGGTTTCATAGTCGTATTGCCCGATGGTAAACGACATCTGGATGTTACCCATTTCGGTGTCTTGGCGATATACGCCATTGGTGAGTTGGTTCCTGTACTCCGTGGTAGACGGCTCCTCCTCTTCGATGCTCCATGTGTCTTGGTGGATGTTCTCCACCTGTTTCGTGTTGACATCTTTAATGATGGTTGCCAGAAGGGTACCCGTAAGATCTCCTGTGACCTTCGCGGGGTCTGCATAATACAGCTTCTTGATTCCTACTGCTATTACTTTTGCCATTGTTTTAGTTGTTTTTAATGTTTAATACTCTGAATAGTACTCTGATGTAGATATAGTGGCATCCGAGGTTCACATCTTCTTCGCGGCCGATATTCTCATACCTGTACCTGTATGCGGATCCGTCGTAAGTGCCGTACGTCCATTCCTTGAACCTCGCCTTGGCTGCCCGTTCGAGTTCGTCCAGCCGTTTTAGGTTCGCTTCCCCTTTGATGTCGGGGACGCACAGGTTTACAGCAACAAAGCAATTTTCCCAATACGTGTCCGGCGTCTGCTCGGGTGGTGTGATGACGACGATACGCTCTCTATCGACTTTCCCCTCGGGGATCGCCCATGAAGTGTGCATGTCTTTTATCCCAACCCCCTTACACGCCGAGAACAGTATGTTACGCGCGTCTCCCGTTGTAATCATATCCAAAGGTCTGAAGCGTTGAAATAGTTGTTTACCTTGGCTATTGCCACTGTACCTTCGCCCCGTACTGTGCCGGTTGCCTTGTCAATGCATTTCACGTAACCTCCTTTGGGTACTCCTCTCCCTTCGTAGACGATGTGGTATTTCGATTGGCGTACCTCTCCGTTCTCTGACACAAGGCGGACGGTTGTGTCGTCGTCGCAACGACAATCACCTATTTCCTGCCACGCATCACTTTCGGACATAGCTATCGGACGTCCCAGTTCGTCGTATTGTTTGGGAGGATCGATCCTCAGATAGAGTATGTGGGGCGCGAAATACATATTACCACAAGTTCGAAGCATCCTTTATCGAGGACAGGCCAATAGAGCTGCTCAATTCTTCGCCGGGCGTGATGCCATATTGCCGAAGCATCAGTTGTGCCCGTTGCTTCATGGCGCTTTCAGACCAGGACGCCGAATGCCCGTTTTCGCTTACCGACAGAGGGTGCATTATCAGGCTGTCGATGAATTCGGATACGCGCTTGGCGATTAGTTGTTGCTGATGGTCGCTACCCGCCAGGGAGTTGGGATCGTAACCCCATTCCCTGGCGAAGCGGCGAACGCCATAGTCGGAGATGGTTCCGACCATGCTGAACTCCTGATGTATGCATTCTGCTACCGTCATGTTACAGTTCTTGTGCCTTGTCGGGCTGCTTGCGATCTCTCACCTCTTCTGCGAGCTCTAATGCTTTTAGTTCTTGGTATCTTTCGCGGGTGACCTCGATAATATCTCCTTGACGGTAGATTTTATCGAAATTGTCCTTATCGCGAAACTCCATTAATATCCGAGCCTTCATTACGCCTGTACAGTTTTAATGTCTTGCGTGTAGATTCGGTCAGGGTTGGATATAACCGGCACGACACGCGCCTGCGAAGTGGTGTATTCACGCAGTGATGGACGATTCTCACGATACTTGGATACGAGAATGTAATTGTCGGCGGTTTCGTATGAAACACCTGCGACTGGATGATTCATCTCTGCAAGGCGAGCCCACACGAGCGATCCAACCTGAGTGTCGCAAACGAATACGATGGTGCCCTCTTTCCACGGGCGCGAGGTCGTCTGAACGCCGTTTTTCTCAGTCCTTACAGCCCTGTCAATAAGTTGCACGGGGAAGCCGAACTTACGTTCCATGACAGCGGAAACTTGATCGTTCAACAAATTAGGCACCTTATCGCCTACAAACCCTTGCAGGAATGCGAACTCTTCACGCGCCTGCTGGTTTTTGCTTATCTCGTCAAACCAATACTTGTCCGCATATGCTCGGATAATTCTGTTACCATCATCCGTAGCTTTCCGTACTACCTTACTGATATCGTCGATAGCCTTGGCCGTAGTTGGGTTGCCATTCCACATTTGGGCGACGCCGAATTTGTTTTCAGTCAGATAGCCATAGTCGATTCGAACCCCTGTTCCTACATTGTCTTCGTCCGCGAGGGCGACACCAGTAGAGAAGCCTTCGAGGAACATGGATTCCACACGCTCGTAAATACCAACAATGACGCGGGGCGTGTCTGCGAAAATCTTTTGGACGATGGTGTCGACATCCGTACCCAGGGCGAGCATTGTATCGATGTCGGTCATCTGCTTCTCATTCAAGAAAAGCTCCATACCCATCTTGGGAAGCTCGCCGCTTTTGCGGGCCATTGAATCGCGTTTTTTCAGAGGCAGCGGCGAATCCATCGCCACAACATCTGCCGCAACGCGCGTATATTGCCCCACCAGAGATTCCCAACGCCCGTCAACAGAATATTCCGTGGACAGGAGTTGCTTGAACATGTACGATAGCTGTGTTTGTTTTGCGTCGTTCAGCTTCTCGACAATAGATAGGATAAGTTTCGGGAAGTACTTACGAACGTACTCGAAATAAAGGGATTTTTCCATGGTTTAGTCCTCTTGATAGTCAATTAAAGGTAATGCAGTCTTGACAGCCTCGATGATTGAGGCCATGTCAAACGGCGTTGCTTTGGGGTTAATAGTGCCGCGCACCATAATCCCAGCGAAGGGGTGTTCCGTGCTGATTGTCGCAACGAGATAACCAGCATATTCGGCATCCTCCGGCAGTGTTGCATAGGCGTCACCCGAAGGGGTTAAAGGCATCGGGGCATATTCTCCGGCGCTGGTCTTGATGATGACATGCCCTGCGTGGATGACCTTAGGCGCAAAGCCGGTTACATCCAATGTCCGGCCGCCTCTGATGCCATCGAAATGATTCACGATGACGACGTTGTCTTTGCCCGTGATGATTTCGGTAGTTTCGTTTGTTAAATCTGCTGTTGCCATTTTTTTTTGATTTTAGATTCGCATTCCAGCCACTATGGCATCGGCCTCCTCTTTGGTAGCCTCTCCTGTGGCTGCGAGCGGAAACCCGCTCTTTCCTTCTAACCCTGCTGTAGTAATGTTTTGCTTAATCCCCGTGAGGTAATTAGTGATCGCCACTTCATCCATACCGTCTGAAATAGCAAACCCCTCTTTTACACGCCACTCAGGAATGCCAAGTTCCTTGGCTTTGTTGCCGATCATCTCTAAGCGTTCGGTTGCGGTTTTCTCGGCTTCATAAGCTGCCACTTTCTCCTGTAAGGGGGTGACTTTTTCGGCGATTGCAGCGTCAATCAGGGCTTGAATATCGGGATTTTCTTTTCCCTGGGTGTTCCCTATGCCAGGTTGCTCGATAGGCTTCCCGTCTTTGAGGTTATGCCGCTTCTCGTAGTTCTTGACTGCGGTCTGCTGTGCATCCCCTGCACGGTAGTCGCCGTAGCTGGTTAACACGTCCTGAAAGCCAATCCCCTCTGCTATGGTAGGTAATTGCGCTTCGTCCGTTACATTCTCCGACTTTTTCGTTGCGATTCGGTCGAGGATCGCATTGTCCACCCCCGCAAATTTGGTTTGGAGCAATGCTAAAAGTTTTTCTTTCATATTATTTTATAATTAATCTCTATTGCAAAGATTTCGACGGGCATTTTAATAACAATGGGCAGGCTGGAAATTTATACTTTTTTTGTACGGTAATTCAAAGCCTCTTTTATGCATTCAGATATCCAGCCGACCAAATAACAGAATGGCTCTTGGTTACTGCAATCAATGCGTCCGCCGATATAATCGAATATCTCCATAGCCGCATGTGTAGATTCGTGGCAAACGTACTGGATATTTTGAGCGTTCGCCTTTGTGGCGAACCTGATAAGAACTCCACCCCTTTTATTTGTGATGTCGTATGCACTCTGCGTATCCGCCGCAGATGTGTCGTCCATATCTGTTATATTTTCAAACCTATCGCTTATTGCAGATGCGCTTTTTTCACCTATCACCACCCAAATTAACCGAGGATAAATTTGTGGGTCAAATTGATGTATAATAGCCTTCATTGTCCTAAAGGTTTTATTCGGTCGGGGTGTCAACCTTTGAATTCTCGTCGATTTTGGTCAAAAGGTTTGAAGTTTGCGTGTCATTTTTTATGCGCGACACCTCCTCTTCCTGATTTTCAGCTACGCCCAGCATCTTTACTGCTTGCTCAAGTGATATTACTTTATCGCGATACATTTTTGCAATAGCTGTCCATCGGGCGGTCACATCTTCGCTGAATGGTTCCGCGAATTCATGTTCAATATTTAAAACTGCGAGCTTAGATTTTATGCCGATATGAGTTACATTCATCATTATTGCAAGAATGACGTTTTTTGCCCTATCGACTGCGATGTCATATATTTCCTTTAGATTGTCCCTTTTCATGTATCCGAGCGCCATTGCGCGTTTCATGGCTTCGCCAGATAGGGTACCCATGCCTTTCATGTTCTCAAATGACAGGTCAGGAGTAAACGTGTCGAATAATATTGAGGCATTCAGGTCTTTCTTTTCGTTTGCCTGTAATTCAGACGCTATGGGTGGATTGATGTATTCAAATTTGGAATTGGCTCCAGTATATTGAATAAGTCTGCCAGGTATGTCGGGCCCGGAAAGTTTATCTACTACATCCGCTGTCGCGGCGGCAATTGGATCGGCAAAGTAATTATTGGTATCGGCAACTTTTGAATCGATGTCCTCTTCCCGGTCAATACGGGATTGAAGCCCATTCCACGCTTTATCTTGCTGAATGTATATGATATTGATTTTGCCGGTAGGATTTGGATTCGCATCTACCTCCCATCCAACTGATGTTTTTTTTGTTCTGTAAATTGTGGATGCTGTTTGGATGTCAAAATGTTGTATGGTTTTATTGTTTTCCCGCAGATTGTAGCCATATCCGAATGCAAGCAAGTTGCCGTACTGGTCGAATAAGGGACGTAATGTATATCCTTTGGAGTACGATAGTACTAAAGCCTTTACCGAGGGTGTAAAGGTTACATCATCCCGATAGATGTGGAAAAGGATAGCGCTTTCGGTTTCTGCCCCTGCCAACCTTTTCGCTTGCCTAAGCACTGTATTGAAGCGTATGTCTCGAAGAAAGTTATTGAATTCCTGGAAGGCATCGTCATTGCCCTCGTTGGTTGATAACTTCCATTTTATAGGATTCCCAAGCAGGAAGAAAAGCTCTACTTCATTAATGTATCGTTGCCGGGCACGAGGCAATTTCTCGGAAAAGTACGGATCGTCTCCAAGCCGATCTTTATCCATGCGCTTCGTAACTTTGTGCTTTAGGGGATCATATTCGCATATGGATTCATTCACTATTTCATCCCTGTTTTGCATGAGCGATTGAACTTTCCCAATGTCCCTATCGTTGATTAATTGTATGAACTCCCGTTCGACACCCACGGAATTAAAAAGCAAGTTTCTGACAAGAGAGTAGACCCCTTTAATTATTGATGCCATATATTGTTAAGTCTTATTATGTTGTATGATAATAGTTTATTCTTTACCAAATGCCTAATGCCTTTTTGTCATATGTTTTGGCGGACATGATCCTGCCAATGATATTTCCAAGGATATAATACCGGACAGCATCTATCCCGTGATTGTAGGCGTCAATAGGCTCATTTAGCCATTTGCCGTCTTTGTCCTGTAAATACGTATAATTGCGAAATTCCTTAATCAAGTTTACGGAGCGTTTTGTTATCTTGATCTTGTACTCGAGCATCTTGGATAGGCCTGCCATGATGGAGCCTTTATACTTCTGTACAGGGTAAATTATGATGCCTGCATTTGCTATCTCCTGGATCAGCCGGGGGTCGGCGCTATCCGGGAAAACATGCAGTTTGTGTGGCTTCAGTTCGTGGATGATATCTGAGGACAACATGTGTGTCCGATACACAAGTTCATCGAGGTGTAGCGCATCATCCAATATTCCGCATTTAATAGCCGCAGTCGGATCGTTTGTGTAGCCAAAATCCAGCCCGATAGCCTGTTTTTTTGCGTATTCGGGGAACTCGTCAATAATTTCTATGTTGGGAAAAATCAGTCCTTCGACAATAGCTTGTTGCCCGAGGCCATATACCTGCCAAAGCGATTGATTCTTGTATTGCAAAGATTCGATTTCGTCAATTATCGTCTGTTCAAGAAAAGGATTGTCCTTATAGGTAGATATAAAATGATATGTCCGAGAATCACGATTGAGGTCGCACAGCCAGTGTTCATCAGAAAAGGATGGATTGTAGTCGACAATGGAAAATAGGGTAGTGCGCATTTTCAATTGCTGCCACTCGATAAATCGCAGTTCGTTGGCCTCATTAACATATAGAATGTGCCTTTTGCGTCCTCGTAGTTTTTGCTCGGAATCCGTAGAGAAAAATTCGATGAAGGATCCGTTAGCGAATGTATATATCATTTCTGATTTATTCAGGTTCTTTTCGTCGAATACCATCATTTTGTATAGTATCTCTTTAAAGTCTCGGAATACCGATCCTTTGATGGCGGGAAGTGTTGCGCGGACAATAGATACAGAGACCCCCGGATGCTGTAGACAGTAAATTATAATCCATATTAGGATATTGTACGTTTTGCTGGATCGTGATGAACCCTGAGCGGATATTATTGTGTATCCGCAGCGTATCGCCTTCTCGATACGAGCATAGATATTAGTGGTCTGTATCTTCATCTAAGGTATCCACCTGCTCGCGGCGGTCTATGATCTCAACTTGAATATTCGGGAATAGGTCTTTGCCGTTTTTACCTGCGTGTTCATGCTTTTCCGGGGCATTATATCCGAGCATATTTACAATACTATCGAGCGCTTTCTGTTTGTCATAGCAAGTGATTTTCACTTGCTCGTCGATCACCTCTTCCCCCATTGGGGTCGTGCGTTTGGTCTGCTTTGTCTCAATGGATTTAATGCACGCCTTTTCGTCATCTGTGAGATTCTCAAACTCTTTGAGCGACATCCAGCCATTACGAATGCGAGTTGCGTCGGAAAATGCTATCTTTTGATGTTCACGGATGACCTGGAGGGCAGATATGCCGGCCGCTTCAGCAAGATGGTTTTTGAGGTAATCTATCCTCGTTGCAACCTCGCTGTTTTGTAATAGTTGATATGCGTTATTCCATACCGTATTATCGCTCATCTTCGAGCAGTTATACGCAAAACGGTACGCCTCGGATGCGTTGCCGCACTCGAGGTACTTGTTGCAGAACTTCTCCTGCTTTATCGTCAGCTTCCCTTCTGCCATGAAAAACAATCTCTCAAGGCAAAGGTGGGAGCAGGCATTTTAATAACAAGAGGTAGATTGAAGAAAATGCAAAAAAAAATGGATTGTCCCCCAAAAAAAGAACAATCCACTGTTTCGACAGATTTAGATACTTAGGTTAATCTTAAATATTGTTTAATAACAAAATTTTCATCTATAGGATATTGACGATTATATTGCCCTTGTAAATGAATTGTACCATTCAAAGCCTCATTTTGTATCGAATCATATTTTTCACTATCGACAACGGTACATAGTTTTTCAATTTTAGTAGGTTTGTCTTTTGCCAAATATTCTACAAGATTAATAGGGAAAAGCGGTATTAAAAAGTGTTCGTTGGGGCATAAATGTATATTGCCGCTTACGTCACTACTACGAAGGTTTGACTGTATATCTTGATAATTCGAAAATAAATCATCGAAATCGGAACTTATCCTCCACTGTATACTGTATGCAGTTCGCAGTCCGGCATTGATTATCTTTATCGAATAAAGGTTTTCATGGCAAAAAATGCTGTAAACCAATCGAGGCCTTTCATCGTATTCGTGTCTTTTATCTTCTTTACGCCACCGTTTTCCATTGTAATATATAGTAACAAATGTAGCTATTGCCATTAATGCTGTGGCTATGGCACTTATTGCTGTCCATATATTACTAACATAATTATCCATAAATGACTATGTTATCCTATTTTATTCGACTTTTCAACATTGCATTTTTGGCAAAGCAACTGCATGTTCTCTAATGTGGTCGCCCCTCCTTTTGAAAAAGGTATGATGTGATCGAGTTGTAAGTTTTGTGTGGATCCGCAGTATACGCATCGGCCACCATCACGCTTATATACTGCATCTACTATTTCCCTGGGAATTGGCGGCCGCTTTGGCTCATCACCGAATAGTTCTCCGCTGTCGATCAGTTCTTGCCGTACGATTTTTTCAAGTTGACGTATACGGTATTTTTCTTTAATACGCGCTGCAATCTCGGCTTTTTCACGCTCTTCCTGTTCTTGTTGAAACAATATTCTCCGTCGTTCCTGCTCTTCTGCTGACAGGGAAGCTTGATGATAATCACCTGTCGCAAGGTATTTTTCTAACGATGTAATATTATCAAAATATACTTTTCGAGGATTGATACCCTGTTGTTGACCAACGATGCCAGCACTCTCTAATTGCATCATAATGCGCCCAGCCCGATTAAATCCAACTTCAAATTTTCGCTGAATTTCTGTTGTGGATATGCCTCCATTATTGACTGCATATCTTGCTACTTCCTCGAATAGCAAATCATATTTTATGGGAGCTGGTTCTTCGAAGTAGTAATCCATCATGTATAAAATTTGTTTGTGCTATTGAAATAATCCGAAGTTTTTATGTTTTAGTCTGCGGGCGCCCCGGTCATTTTTAAAGGAGACCGTAATCTCCTTTAAATGTGTAGCTCGATTATATGGAGCTTATTTTAGGTGGTTCTATTTTATCATATTGCTTCCGCTCTAATGAAGATGGCATAAGGCTAATTAGAATACCGCTATGCCTCTTTTTTTTGGGCGACATCGCCCTTGCTTTTCGCTCTCTCTTCTCGGTACAGGTCAATTAAAGCCCCGTTTTGCCGAATCAACTCCTCGTTTTGGCGGAGTAGTGAATCTAAGAATCTCTCCATAGTTTTTGGGTTATTTAGTTCAGCTTTCGTTGGCGTGACGTCTTCGCCTCCTTGGCTGACAGGTTGGTTTTCTATGTTGGATATGCCAAAATATTGGAGTATATATCTGGCATTTGCTCTACTCGGCTTGCCTTCTCCTTTCTTCCATTTGCCGATAATTGTTTGTGACAATCCAGTCGCTTTGGCGATCTTATACGGAGTGTCTTGTGTGCTTTGTAGTAATTCTACGGCCTTATCTATCAGTTTATCAGCCATGAAGGGTTTGTGCTTATGATATTCTGTAAATATATAATATTATTTGATTGAAAAATACTCTATTATTTTAGTAAATACTCAAATAGTTTAGTATATTTGCAATGTGAAACCCACAAAGCTGATACAAATATACGATTTAAGATGAAAAACGCAAGCGTGGGGACTGAATATTTGACGATTGTACCTTTTTGAAGGTATTGGTTCTTTGAAAATATTTAATGACAGAAAACATGAGTACATTATTATTGCCTCCGCATGTGGAATCATCTCATTCAGGGTTCAGCCAGATGTCAAAAGAAACGTGGTTGGAATGCAAAGCGAATGATGATCGGCTTATGGCCGAGATGATCGACCAGTCTCTGCATTGTCGGAAACCTTCATGGATGCGAGACGCTGGAGAAGTTCGGCAAACTGTGAGATTTCGCGAGCGTTTTCTACGTTTGCGAGTAGGTCGAATAGACATTGCTTATTCTTGGCGGTCGTTTGAATGTTCTCCGGGTGTATGGTTTGCAACAATGCTTTCACGACTGCTTCGCAGGTTTTAATGTCTTTTATTTTGCTCGCATGGAGGATTGTTGACACTCGATATAGAATGTATTTATAAATGCGTTCATTTTCAGGTTGGTTTTCCTTGGCGAGGGTTGAATAAAAATAATCGGATATTGCAAGATATGTTTGTGAAAGATTGTTCTCGGATTGAATGTAAGCAATAGTCTGATCCTGCTTCATCTTCTCTCTTATCGCCCTTATATCTATCAGTGTATAGATATTCCACCCGATAAGAATTGTTACCAGCGCTGCGAGTATGCCCACCAACACTCCCTGATAATCAAATGTCAGGTTGGGTGTTCGGTAGGCTGCGATGCAGAGGGCGGTGATACTGACTAACAGAGATGCGCTGCTTATCCAAATTGCGATGTGCTTACTCATGTTTTGATGTCAGGTTTTTTATGGTTTCGGCTTGAAGGCGGATAGTCTCCTGCTGACTGGAAATTAACTCTAAAAGGTTGGATAGTGACGCATCGGATTTCGATTTAGCGCGCATATCACCATTGCCCGTAAGCAGCCAGTCACGCGATATTTGCAAGTAATCTGCAATCACTTCCACAGTCTTAATACTGGGCTTTGTTGTTGAATTTGCGAAAATACGGCTTAATGTCGCCTGAGATACATTGGTCTTAGCGGAAAGTTCATAAGGTGTAATGCCTTTTTCTTCAATTACTTGCCGCAATCTTTCTCCGAAACTCATAAATTAATCATCAAATTACTTGCAAATTAATTTCAATATACTTACATTTGCATTGTGAAAACGAACAGTTAAGGCAAATATACAGTTTATAAGGGACAACGCCAAGGTAAAAGTCGGATAATTTGAAGACTTACCTTGAATAAGGTAATAAAAACGGACAACGCGATGAAAGCAACTTACGACAAATCGAAGATCATGAAGAACGCCTGGTACCTTAAAAAGGTACAGCCGGACAAGAGTTTGGGGGATTGCCTGCGCAAGGCTTGGCGCAACGAGAAGTTGGCGATGCTGACCGCGAAGATCGAGAACCGCCCGACGGAGCAGCCGAAGGCCACGGAGTACCGCCCCGAACTGCTGAAAGTGCCGACAGGTTTCTATGGTGTCCGAGGAATGTACTATGGTGACTAAAGCACGATGCAATATGAACGAAGTAATTCAATCGACTGACCGCTTGACGGCACTACTCGAGGAGCAGGCCGCCTGCATTGAGCGGATCATGGCAATACTGGACAAATAATATGAATATGAATACTGCAAATCAGCGCGCTGTAAAGTTGCCGTTCCAAGAATATGTTTCTACACTTGGGAAGACTCGCAAAAGTAAGTTGTGGGCAGAAATTCGGCTTGTGACAGGAAAGGACAAGACAACAATATGGCGCTGGGCGCACGGACGCACCCGTCCTGACAAGTCAGACAGGGATAACATAGCATTCTGTGTATATAAATTCTCTGAAAATAGGTTACCCGGCGACGCATTATTCCCAGAAGATTATCCATACAAAGGTACCCATGCAAAGGTTAAATAACGTAGAGTTTTTTAACTCACCCGAAGGAGAGGTGCAGATCCGCGATGAAAAGGGAGTGCGCACCTACATGGAAGAAGATAAAGAGCTTACGGATGCTTTGTTCTCGGTTATTGAACTGGATTACCCCAAGGCATTCAAGGCGTTGTCGGAGATTTACAACAAGAGCAAAGCGAATGCCTCCTACTTCAAATACAGGTGCGCCCACCGATTCATCCGCTGCAACTTCGGGATGTATGATAAAATACCCGATATGGACGAGTTCGGCCGGTTCAACTTCGAGAATGTTGCTTGTCCGCTGGTGGGGGAGTGCAAATACTATAAAGTAATCTGTAACCCAGAGTTTAATACTAACCTGACAATGCGGGAGAAAGAGATTGTCCGCCTATATAAAGAGGGATGTAAGACCGAACGGATTGCCGAAATACTGTCACTCTCCCAGTTGACGGTCGAAACACACAAACGAAACGCTATGCGTCGCACAGGGTCGACAACGCTTGCCGAACTCGTGATATGGGCTAACAACCACGGACTTTAAACACAAAACATACCCACCATGAAAACAATTTATCTCTGGGTTTCAGACAAAGGCTGGACACCCTTTCAGTACAATGAACTTTCTGAATTAGCCTCCGAATTTGAGGCGCGCAATATCAAACTGGGCAACGGGTGCGAACTGGGCAACGGGTGCAAACTGGGCAACTGGTG